AGTTCTCGTCGCCCGCGAACGAGCGACCCGTCAGGGTTATCTCCGTTCCTAAAACGCTCAAGACGCCACGCATCATTGCCATTGAGCCCACGTGCATGCAATACGCACAACAGGCTGTGGCAGAGGCCCTTGTCCGAGAGCTTGAGACAGATAATGTCTCGAGGAATTTCGTCGGTTTTACCGACCAGACTCCTAACCAGCGCTTGGCTAAAAAGGGATCTCTTGATGGTTCTTTGGCTTCTCTGGATCTCAGCGAAGCTTCTGATCGCGTCTCGAATCAGCTGGTGGAGGTCCTATTCTGCGGCTTCACGCATCTTCGCGATGCCGTGGCTGCGTCTAGGTCTTACCGTGCTGACGTGCCTGGTTTTGGTATTCATAACCTAACCAAGTTCGCGTCTATGGGTTCTGCTCTCTGCTTTCCCGTCGAGGCGATGGTCTTTGCGACCGTTGTCTTTATGGGGATCGAGGAGAGTAATGGACACAAGTTGACCCGCGAGCGTCTAAAGACGTATGCGGGAAAGGTGCGAATCTACGGGGATGATATTATTGTCCCCGCGGAATACGCGCATAGTGTGATGTCGCGACTAGAGGCTTTCGGCTTCAAAGTCAACCGCCACAAGTCTTTCTGGACTGGCAATTTCAGAGAGAGTTGTGGGAAGGAGTACTACCGTGGCCATGACGTTTCAATTGTCAAGCTGCGGCAACTGCCTCCTTCATCACACAAGGACGTAGAACAGGTCATTTCCTGGGTAAGTTTCCGGAATCAATTGTACGATTTCGGGTACTCCCAGCTGGTCGATTTCATCGACCAGTTCCTGTTGAAGGTGCTGAAAGGCAACTTCCCCAGGGTAGGACGTGACTCGTCTCTGCTGGGTCGGTACACGCGTGAACTAAACTATGATGTTCACTCGATGGACCGCAAGACTCACCAGCCTCTTGCGAAGGGCTGGGTTGTGTCGGCCAAAGCTCCGAGATCAACGATCTCGGGCGAAGGCGCCCTGCTTAAGTACTTCTTGAAACGAGGCGGATTGCCATCCGCTGACGAGAAGCATCTTGAACGTTCTGGACGTCCACGAGCCGTCAGCATCAAGCTTGTGAAGGCACCTGTGCAATAGCACAGGTGGCTGGGAGACATCCCAGCTGAGG